ACATACGACTAGACATACCCACGGGTTCCTGTCTCGTTTTTCTACTCATTCGGCTCATTAAACTTCGACTAGACATACCCGCGGGTTCCTGTCTCGTTTTTTCTACTCATTCGGCTCAATAAACTACTCATTTAATTTATACCAAACAAGATGTATCATCTAGTTAACAACAATGGCAAGGGCTTAAAACCCTTGCCACCAATCAGAGATGTCGAAGCGGCAACGTCGGATGACATATCTATTCCTGATCCGTCAATTGACAGCTTCACTGCTATCTCCATTAAGCAGCAGAAACTTTATGACTTGGAGTTTGACGGTTATGTTATTGACCGGCGTTACAAGCTCATCGCACGCGAGAAGTCGCGTGAAAAAACATCATTTGATATCGGTAGAGTTGCTAAACCAGCCGGTTTTAAACTTAAATATATTAACTGTGTGGGCGATCCTTCACGTACGCTCGCTGTCCAGCCAGCCTTGGCAGCTTTGGCAACAACTACCGGCATTGTGGACCGGGGTTATGTCACTGCTATAGCGGCGCTTAACGCCATGTACGCTATTGGCAATGAACCCAAGGTTGGCAATCTCGTCGGTAACACTATCGGGCAACTGTCTAAACGGCCACCCAACCCGACTCGCTTGTTTTCGCGACTTGCACAACTCTGGTGTTACTTGAGTTGGTGCCGCGATGCTGAAGAACGCCCAGACGTTCAGTCAGATAACGTGCCGCCTGTACACGTGCACTCTCTAGGCACAATCCAGGGAACGATGTTAGCTGCTGTTGCCGGCCAGGACGCAATAACAATTCAGTTAGACGCGGTATCTACTGACCACTCAATCGTACTCTCGGTCCTCAATGCGGCTGGCAACATGCTGAGAATCGGTGCCGCTCATGCTGGCATGGCACCATCATGTCTCACAACTATAATCCCGATGCGCGATTGCCCTGTGCATTATTTGGGTGCAGATGAGGTTCGGCGAGTGGCCGGCGCTTTTACTGCTGAAGATGTTTGGTTCGTAGCTCATGAACTAGCGGCTCAATGGGGCGTCAGTGAGCTCATGGTTGAATGCTTCAATTTTTACCCTACGTTATGTTATTCAACAAAGGACGGGTATGATGAGGTGTTTTGTGCCCAAACACTTAGCGTGGCGTTGCCAGTTTTGTCATTGGTGCACTATTCATTGCTCCCTGTGGTAGTAGCTTGTAATGCCATATCTCATTCCGATTATTCAGAAGAACCTTCTTTTGCTGTAATGTGCTACACAGCATTAGCACGCAATCAGGTATTGTCACTGGCGTACGCCGAGGCAATGTGGTCTAATGGTTCGGGCATTGTACCTATAAACGAGAAACACGGCAAGCAGACTTTGGGTTGGCTTCGCCGTCTACACATTTCGCCCGTCGGCGTTCCTATGCCAGTGTGGGGTTTAATGATTGACTACACCAAAAAACTTGGGCTGAATATCGGGTATTCGTCATTCACGCTTAATTCAAAACCGTCTGTAACCGATGATAAGTTAGCTGACTTACGGTGGCTTTTGTCCTGTGCTACTGCAAGTGAAGAGCTGCTGGACTTTCTTCCCAATATGCCGGCGGCTGGTCTCGACGCTATACTCCACCCAAAAGCAACAGCTGAGTTGCTACAACCTGAAGTGGTGTATAAACTCGCATCCATAGGAGAACACAACAATTGTTCCACATATACATTGTTATTAGCCGTTGGTGCAGAAATAGCACACTGTGTACGCCGTAACGGTACCATGAATTGGACAACTGAGGACGTCATCGTCTATCGCAATTATCGCGATGTTATAGCTGAGCGTCCTGTACCAGTCCGTTATGAAGAAGCTGATCACAAACAAGCTGATGTGATTAAGATACCAACTGCTGCTGATTCATTAGCAGCATATGATCGTGACCAAGAGTTTAAAGGATGGACATGGTACATAAGCGGGACTACTGGTGCCATCCAAACTGATGTATTAGACATGGATGTTGATCCACCAACAAAGAAGCCTTTTAGTGGCTTTGTGCCACCAAACCGGCCGCCTACATCAATTCCTGAAAGTGCTAGTGCACAGGAACCTAAGAAGATGGAGCCTCCGGCAACTATTCAGCCGACCATTCCTGTGACTGACACTGCCATAGGCGATGCCTCGACCCAAACACCCAAATTAGTTCGTGGTGGACCCGCTGTAGAACAGATTGGACCGGTCATACCAGCAGACCCAGTAGCTAGCAAAGCGCCTGTTGTCGACAAGGTTTTGACAGTACCCGTTCTTAGTCTTAAGCACAAAGCACAGTATGCCATGGCTGGAGACCGTAAGCTCAGCGGGCCGTATGCGTCAGTGCTGAAGCTGGCTACTGACTTGGAGGTGCTCGGCGCACCTGAATACGGTAACATGGAATCGTACAGTTGTATGAGCCAAATGGATAAGATACTGTTGTCTCTCAGCAGTACAACTTTAGCGGACTCTCTGCTTACAGTGCCTCGCAAACTACGGAGTAATACAGCGAGTGTTATAGCCGACAGATTAATCAAGTTGGCATCAGTGGCACCTAGAGCAGTATATGCGAAAGAATTGGTTGACCACGCTGTTAGAGCACAGGCTGTTGCATCTGCGCTGAACATTAATTCTTCGCTAGTTTATACTGAGCTTGTCGATGAGCATTATTCTTTAACTCCTGAGGCCGTGCAGTTTCTTAAGAAAGATGCTACCAATCTGGTAAACTCAGGAGTCGCGTTAAGCGTATACGCTGCTGAACCTAGCACAGGCGTGAGCACAAAGTTTTATAAACATGGTTCGCAAGCTGTGCAGGAAGCCGAGCTTAGTGGCTACAGACGAAGCAAAGACCAGAAAGGCAGTGCACCAGGTGAGGTCAAGATGTACAAGCCATTGATATCCAAGCCTGTACCGTTACCTGCAGGCCATCTTGGTATATTTGGTGAGCGTGCTGAATCAATGAAAAAGGCTGCTACGGCTTTGGCAGACATATTAGTAGGTAAGTTTGATGCTGCTGAGGAGGCCCGCCGATTAGAGAAGGCAGGCATAGATCCTGATTCATGGGAGGCCCGTCATGTGCTCACCTCTATACCAGATATAAAGGGGCCTGACCCGTTGTCAGTTGATGATAAAGGTGTAAGCAGTTCAATAATAACTGGCAGTGGCAAGACTATCACAGAGTTGCAGAAGAAGCTGTCGTTGATAGATTTAACAGGCGACGTCCCACCAGCTTCTTGGGCAAAAGTGACATTACCGCCGGTTTTTCAACCGGAGCGGCCCAAATCGGAGGGCACCTCAGCATTGCCCTCCAGTGGGCCCAAAGACACCAAAGTTACTGTGCCACCTGCCGACTCAACTCAGGTGCCTGTGATTGGACCGGATCCTGCGGTACCACCGGATGTGGTTGTTCCACCTGTCAAGCCGGAGGAGTTCAAACCGCCCAAACGACCTGGTATTGTAGACCCCAAGGTGGACGAGGCCAAAGTGGTAGAGTTTGTGTAACATACCGTCATTTCCAACAGGACGTTAAGAAACTGAACGAGAAAACAGTTTCATGGATACGCTGCACCTTTTTTGGTGGTGTAGCTGCGAGTAGTGATTACCACGATTTAGGTTGGTATGTCAAACATATAAATATTGAAGAAATTAAACCATATTATGGTGACCCTGAGCGTATACAACTGGGCACCCAGTTACCCTATTTAGATAGGGTAACACATTATAACACTTTGAGCAAGTACACTTGGGACATATGTAATATATATTTTCTATCTAATCCAGAAGGTAGTGGGTCAACAGCTGTATTAGGCATCCCAGATGTAATAGACGAAATAATTAAAAACGGTGACCCTGAATTAGCTCGATTGTACTTGCTACTGTTGCAAATCAACTTTGGATACAGACAGTGGGCATTGGTCGCGATGGGGCTGTATATGTTGAGTGCACCTTTGGGTCTGCTTAAAGCCTTAGATAGCTGGGGCTGGTTCAATGTAAGGCTAGACCTATGGCATGTCGATTTTAAAGATACATTAAATGCTGCGCGCAGGTCGTTGTGCATAGATCCTGTTTTCATGTGCTCAGCCGAGGATGTGCTTATGCTGAGAAAGATCCTGCTCATAACCTATCGTGAGAAGAATGAAGCTGATGGGGCTGCGGAAAGTCTTCGGCGCGTGGTAAATCTACCAGTGCATTATTACCCCAAAAAAGATGGCATACTAAGTCGCACAGAGTGGCTGTCTGAAGCAAGGCTTTACTTGTCGTCTTTGACAAAGGAGATAGTTGATAATATGGTGTCATCATTACGGTTAGAGACTGCTGATGAGTGGTGGTCAAGCCGCGTAGCTTGGGCACCAACTGGTTCTTCTAACAACCACAAAATAGCCGAAGATGCCTGTGCAGCCGCTGGTGTTGACTTGGAAAAAGGTGCGCGTGCTAACAAAAAGGCTGTGTTCGCGCACTTGCCAGATAGCGCTTACCGTACGATATTGGGACAGCAGCCGCTAAAAATACCTAGGTTTAGCAGCAAATATGAACCTGGCAAGCCACTTGGGAGAGCTTTGTATGCCGTGGATGATGATGCGTTTATAATATCATCATATGCAAGCGTTGCTTTGGAAAAGTATATCAATATCGACGGCATTTACGCACAACAGGCCCCGTCAGATGTAGCTGAATGGTGTAAGCTGCATGTGCTTTACTCGCCCTTGCATGCGTTTTTTATGTCCTTGGACTACTCAGACTACAACACTGAGCATGAAGCCAACCTGCTAGCGTTGCTTGATGTTTCGTTTGCTGAGGCATGGTTGGTGCATGCCAGTGGCAATCAGGCAGCTCTTGATAAGGCTGAGGCCTGTATCTGGTCCGCTAAGGCCCATCTCAATGCGTGGGTGGACTTTAATGATGGTAAAGGACATGTGCGCGTGTACGGCGGGCTGTTCAGCGGTGATAGAAATACAGCACGCGATAACAGCGTCCTGCATGCTGTTTATTCACACATAATAAACAAAGCCACTGCTGAAGATGTAAGTGCAGCTGAATTGCTGTGGAAAATGTTCACTGGTGATGATGAAGACGGTGCTTTCAGCGACTGGGTTGCTGCTATGTTGTATCAGCATAATCATGAACGGGCTGGTTTTGTACTTAAGACCGCAAAACAGCTGACTGGCATACAAAAAGTGCGTAACGCACCCAATCTAGGCAACAGCCATGAATATCTGCAAAGGGCTTTGACTATTAGCGCAAACCCAAGTCGACCGTTGGCGGCCACCCTTTCAACCTTGTGTAGCGGCAACTGGTACACGGACAATTATGTATGGCTTGATGGCATTATGTCAGCAGTAAATGCCAATGCGTGGGAATTGGTATTACGTGGGCTGCCAATAGTAGTAGCTCAGTCAATGACCACTCACATACTTAACAGGGCCATGGCTGTTCGCGGTCAGGAAGGCTGGGTTAAACTCGAATGGTACAAATACCGCACATGTGGCATTTACTCACCTTTGTGGGAATGCATAACACCAAGCCCGCCAGTCGTACCAACAGGTGCCGAAGCGATTAGATCTCCTGAATACTCACCAGGGATTACTTCGTGGTTAGCCAAAGCTCGTGGACGCTTCCCGCATCTACTGACAGAGGCAGCACTATTGCGATATGGGCTTAGTGTGGCCAATGATGCCCACTCGTGCCTGTTCAAAAAATCACGGAATCGTAGTATGCATGAAGCAGCTTTGCTATCATGGCCGGTCAGGG